ACACCAAAAAAATCTGGGTATTCTCTACGCATAGCATTATCTACTTCTTCATAATACTTTGCAGAATTATCTTCAGGTCTAATACCTTGATTGCGTAGTCTTTGATCTACTGTTAAAGCATATGATGTCATCTCTGCGTGTTTAGAATCATTGTTATTCATAAACCATGGATTCTTAGATGACCATGCTTGCATATCAGGATCAAGTTGTGGCTCTTGTACTTGAGGTTGTTGTGCCTGATATTGTTGTGCAAATTGTGATTGCACTGATTGTGCATATCTTCCTGCACTTTGTTCTGCTAATACAGCTTTTGATAACTCTTCTTGAGCCACTGCCATTGCATCAGCATCACCTTCTTCATAGGCTTTCTTATATGCTGCTTGTGCATTATGTTTTGCCCATTGAGCATTATTTAAAGCCTGTTTGTTTAAAACTTCTCCACCTTGATTAACCATAGCTTGTAGCTTCTGGTTTTCACTCATCAAGGCTTTTAATTGTTTGGTAGCCTCATCAGCTTGTCTTACAGCAGATTCTTTGGCTCTACGTTCTTCNTGATATTCATATTTAATCTTATTAATCCTATCACCAGCACGTTTGCTGTACTCAGATATTTCTGCATCTATGACATCATTATCTACAGGTGCATCATCTGTTTCTTGCTTTGGAGGTCTTCGATCCTCTTCAGGAGTATCATCAATCACTTCAACCTCTAGCTTATCTTCAGGATTATCTTTAGCTATTTCGGTTTTAACACCAAAAAACTTTTCTTCTGAAGTTTGTGGTTTTAAATCACCTGAAGCATCAGGTGTAAATTGGGTTTCAATCTTTTCTTCTACTACTTGGTCACTCATGCTCTAACTACTCCTGTAGGGTCTTCGACAACTGCTTCCACAGTATCATCATTTATTAAACGAAACTCTTGTCCATACATTTTCATTCTTGTGCCTGAGTAAGCACGAAAGACCACCCAGTCACCTTTCTTACAGTAAGGTCCACTTGGAAATCTATTTTTATCAGCATAAGCATCTGGACCAAGTTCTAGTACATATCCACAGATATTACTAACTTCTTCATCTCTAATAGTGCTTGATGCTTTAATAATTCCACCATCAGTGGTTTCATCAGCTTTAGGCATAGCAACTAAAACTCTATAACCTTTAGGATCAGGTAATTGTTTCTTAGTTTCTTGACTAACGTCTGGTTTCTTAACGCTTTCTGGTTGAGGTATCTTTTTTTCTTTGCTCATATTTGCACGACATTTAGGAGTCGAGTTCCTATTCTTGTTTAACGTTCCTTTCTATCCAATCTAGAAGTTCACGTTCTGCGAGGGCTAATCCCTCTATTACACCTGTCAATCGCTTGTACTCTGCAAAATCTTTACAGTTTCCTGTAGCGATATGATCTGCGTGTTCGTTTAAAGAATCTCGGTATCTCTTCTTTAAATACTCAAAAAGTGATAGCTCATTGATATCTTTACTCATTCGTATTGATATCTTTTACCATATCTTTGGCGATGTCAATACCTTCTTTAAATTCTTTTGCTGCTTGTTTTTTATTATCTAACTCAGAATCTAGCAAATCGCTAGCAATTTTTTGTCCAATATTTGCACCAGCAATTTGTTCTTGAGATTCAATTCTTTTTTCTTCAATCTCTCTAATATCCTGCTGTCTTTGTGCTTGTAAAGATAATCTAGCTTGGTCAGCAGTAGCTTTACGTTGAACTTCAGCTTGCTTGATTGCAACCTCTGCTTGTTTAGCTTGTACTAATGGGTCTTGCATTTGCTGATTAATTCTTTGCTGTTCTGCTTCCATCATTGCAGATTGTGTAACTCTGCTTGCTGCTTCTGCTACAAGATCAGAGATACGTTTTTCAACGTCTGCTGGAATAGGCTCTCCTAATGGTGGTAGCTCTATACCCATTTCTTTTTCTACTTGATCTCTAAACTTCATAGTTAAGTGGTCATTAACATAAGCTGATGCTGCTGCTAAGATGCTTGGTGCATTAGGTGATTTACTTAAAATCATTTGCACTTCAGGATTATCTTGTGCTGCACCTACTGTTTGTATATGAGCATCATGGTCTTGGAACTCATAGGCTTTNACAGGCTTATTATTAATAAGATTCTGTACTGCTGATACAGGATCAACTGCTGGAATCTCATCATCATCAGGCACAATGTCATCAACATTTTCAATACCCAATACTTCAAGCATTTGTCTATGTAATTCTTTAAGGTCATACATTTCAGGTGCTGATGTAGCCAACTGAAATGCTGCTTGATACTGCATAATCCTTTGAGCCATAGTTGAGGCATTAGGATCAGATACAGGTAATACATCAACTCTTTTATCAAAGTCTGACGATTTAATATCTTCCTGTTCATCAGTTTCATAAGGATAGCTTGGGTTACCAAAGTCCTTAATAATGCCAACAAGAATATCAAACTCTCGTTTCATGGATGCGTGAAGTCTTGCTTGAACTGCACTCATCACTTTCATGTTTCTTTCTAATAAAGCTAATGTAGTTCCAACTGGTGCCTGTGAGTTCATGTCAGATACTTTCATATCAGATATGCTGGCAAATCTTCTACCTTCTTCGACTATAGTATTGAGTAGGGAGTATAACGTCTGTGAAGGTTCCTTATATGGGAGAAAAGTAATATTATCTTTGATAGCACCACCTGGTACATCTACATCTCTGAACTCACCTGGCATGATTGGTGTGTCATCACCTTTAATTCTTAAACCTCTAGATTTTAAACCGCCTGGTAAATTAGATAACGTACCAGCATCCACTAGCTGTCTAAGTAAACTTGTAGCAGATTTAGCTAATCCACCGATCATGTGAATTAAACCAAATCCATAAAAACCTATTCCTGGCAGATATTGATAATGCACAAAATGAGAACGTCTTTCTTTTTGTTTATCATCTTCATAGAAGTTTCTTCTAATACTTAAAATAGTTCCACTGCCATAATCAATAGTGACAACATAAGGTAGTTGAATCCCTGTAGGCTTACCATCAACTGTATCTTCAAATCCTGGTAGGTCTAGATTAACTTGCATTTCTAACAGCGTATGACGTTGGTCATAACTGTCACTTATATTCTCACCTGTTAATTCGTTATATTTCTCTTGTATATCAGAGTATGAACTATTAGCATCAGGTATTTCTATATCTTTATAGAATCCATTAACCTGCATCTTTCTNATTTCATTAAAAGACTTACGCATGACATGAGTTGCACGTTCACAAGTTTCTAAATCACTTGCACCATAATTAACAACCACATCTTCAGAAGGAACAAATATCCCACTGGGTCTACCTAAATTAGGATCATAATAAACTTTTCTAAAAGCAGAACCTGCTAGAGGCAAACTAAATAATAATTTTTCTGTTTCTGTTCGGTATTCTGACATCTCATGTGTCAGTAAATAGTTCATGTAATCTTGAACTCTCTCAGCTTGTTTTGCTTTCTCTTCAGTAATCTTACCTACAATTTTAGTCTTTACAGGACCTTGTGAAGGAAATATCTCAGAGATAGCCTGAGATTGAAATCTAATAACTGCCTCAGAAAGCATAGGATGAAACACACCACAAGCTCCATTCCAAGGCTGTGTGCGTTCTTCTATCTTTAATCCAAGCTGGTCTAAGCCTTTGGTATAGGTTTCTTCCCACTCTTTTCTAGAATCTTTATCATTTTGGAAAGCAGCTACAAGTTCTGAGCCTATTCTTTCTAAATCATTTTCATCTAAAACTTCAGCTAAGTTATCGCCAAAGTCTGTCATGGGTCTTTCTTCCCTTGGATCAAAATCTATTAACATACCCCCATCTTCAGTTTCTATAGCAACAGAATCAGGGTTTTCTATAGCAATGCTTATAGCTTCTGGCTCTTGTTCTATTAAACCTTCTACTGGGGTAGCAGGTGATCTTTCTATTGCCAATATAAACTCCTAGTAGTAATCAGCGACTTTATTGTGTTCTAATTCTTCCTCTTCTTCATCTGAATGTAAAGGAACAAAGCCACCTTGTCTAAATCTTAACAGAGCTTGCGTACTGCTATCAACTAAATCATCATGTTCTGCATTAGGAAATGCTGCAAACTCTTCTATAACTTCTTCCGCCCATTGTGTTTGAGGTGCCCATACAATCCCTGATGCGAATAGATCAGACACTGCATTAACTCTTGATATCTTATCGTTACCTCTGCTAGGCGTGTATTCTTGAACTGGGATACCCATTTGCCTTAACTCAAATATAAGCGGCATACCAGCAGCCTTAGCTTCAACGATAAAGGCATCAGGTTTATAGGCATTGTATTTCTCCATAGCTAGTTTCTTTAACTCAGGGAACTCTAACCTTTCTTTATAGGCATCTAATAAAACTACATTCGGTGCAAATTTACCATCGTCTTCGCTTTCCATGTAGAAAACACCCCAAGTGGTACACGCTGAATAGTCTGCACGTTCTGACTTTAAAAATGCAGTATCCCAAGATTGAATAATAAATTCACATTGAGGAGGTTCCTGGTATTCCCATTCCATCCACCATTCACGTTTAACTAATGCACCTTCTTCAGCAGTTGGGTCTTGTTGATATTGAGCCATCCACTTAGACGCAGGCAGTTCAGCTTTAAGAGCTTCTAATTCTTCTAGCTTCCAAAACTCAGACCACAGAGGAGAACCCGAAGGTAAAATGGCAGGAAGTTCTATAACTTCCCATTGGTCTGCACCGCCTCTTTTAATGCTAGCATCAATAACTTGACCTGTAAGGTCTTTCTGATGCCAGCGTGTCATTACGATAACAATAGAGCCATTAGGCTGTAAACGCTGACGAGGACCTGAAGTGTACCACTCGTAAGTCCTATTAAAAACATTGATATCAGAACTTGCACCCTCTTGTTCTGAATGTGGGTCATCTATAATGAGCAGGTCAGCACCCTTACCAGTTACAGCACCACCTACCCCGATGGCGAAATATTCTCCACCTTTATTGGTGTTCCAACGCCCTGCTGCTTTAGAGTCAGCCTGCAAACTGACGTTAGGGAATACTCGCTTAAAATCTTTACTGTTGACAAGGTTTCTGACCTTCCGCCCAAATCCTACAGCCAACTCAGCCGTGTGAGCCGTCTGAATAATCTTTTTGTCTGGGTATCTTCCTAAAAACCATGCAGGCAATAGGTATGATGCAAACTCTGACTTGGTATGACGAGGAGGCATATTAATAATTAATCGCTTGAGTTCGCCTTTCGCAACCCTCTCAAACGCCTCCGCCATGATCTCATGATGTTTACCATGAATAAAAGCAGACCACATCTCATAAACAAACTTTAGATACTCTTCGCTACAACCCTCCCTAGCCTTGGCTTCTTCTAGTTCTTCTAAAAGACCAAGTAGCTCTTGCTTATCTTCAAGGGAAAGATTCTGTATCTTGCTTAAAACTTGTGAGTTCATACTATCTAGTATATACCTACTACTTGTATACCAATCAAAAAAACTTATCTAGTTCCTATTAGTAGGTACCTACGAGTGGTAGGCACTAGATATCTAGTATGTACTAGGTATATGTATCTACAGATTCTACAATATTGCAGGTCTTCACAACTAAAGTCAAGTATTTATGTAAAAAATATATATGGGGGGTATATGGGACCCAAAACTTTCTATGAAATTAGGGGGTAGGGGGTCTAATATGCACCTGCTAGCAAAATGCAATTAGTACTAGACTGAGAAAATAGGTATATGAATGTGCAAATCACTATGTATGTATGTCCTGCGACAAACGGGTNCATACTGGGGGGTGGGGG